AATAACTGTTTTGCATTTTTTGACTGTATTATTGATGAAAAAAGTAATAGATATTTATCAGAAGATTATGCTTTTTGCAGAATGTGGCAAAAGATAGGCGGTAAAATCTTCGCTGACGTTGTAAGTCCACTGACTCACTATGGAACTTATCCATTTGCAGGTCATGTGTGGTCTAAATTTGATGTTTTAGGAGGAAAAGAAAATGACAATGACATACACAAGTCTAAAAACTGATATACAGACATGGGCTGAAAATACAGGTACAGATTTTACTAATCAATTAGATACTTTTATAGATAATACTCAAATAAGACTTTCAAGAGAAATTGATCCAGTAGGTTTTAATGAAAATGTAACATCATCAATGTCAGTAGGTGATAGATTTATTACTTTACCAACTAATATTGATCCTATGTTAATTAATTATTTAAATATTATTGTAAGTGATGATAGAAAATTTTTAGAAATTAAACCTATTGAATATTTACAAGAATATTGGCCTGATTCTTCTCTTAAAGATCAACCAAGGTATTTTGCTAATTTTAATGATACTACACTATATGTAGCGCCAACACCAGATCAAGCATATGTAATGGAATTAGGTTATCAAGGTAGAATTAATCCATTATCCAATACAAATACTACAAATTGGTATACTGATAATGCTCCAGATGCACTTTTATATGGTTGTCTTTCAGAAGCAAATCTCTTTACAAAAAACATGGAAGATTATAATATATATAAACAAAAGTATGTCGAAAGTGTGACTGCATTGAACAACGAAGCTCGTAGAAGAAGAAGAACAGACTATAAGTTTCCTGGTAGTCCATTAGGCGAAAACACATTAACTGGAGGACAATAAACATGGCAATATCTCAAGCGATTACAGTATCGTTTAAGCAAGATTTAATGTCGCCTGGAGGAAACTTAGAAGCTCAGACATTAAAATGTGCACTTTACACAAATGCAGCTACATTAGATCAAAACACAACAGCTTACATTACTGGAAATGAAGTTTCAAATAGTGGAACTAATTATACAACTGGAGGAGCAACATTAACTAATGTTGCAATTTCAACTGATGGTACAACAGCTATTTTTGACTGTGATAATGTTTCATTTGCAAATGCAACAATATCTGCGCAAGCAGCATTATTATATAATGCAAATAATAGTAACTCATCAATAGCAGTATTAGATTTTGGAGGAGTTAAAACTTCTACAAACGGTACATTTGAATTACAATTTCCAAACGCTGACGCAACTAACGGCTTAATAAGAATAGCATAAGGAGATAAATCCTTATGTCAGCATCTGTAGGATGGAGTAGATCAACTTGGAATTCTGGTGCTTGGAATGAATCACCAGATGCAATCGCTTCCATTACAGGTTTACAAGTAGAGCCAAGTTTAAATTTTGGTTTAGGCTGGTCTAGAGAAGAATGGAATACTGGTGCGTGGAATTCTGGTGTAGGTACAATAGTTACTGGTGATGGAATAATTTTTGTAGAAGATGGACAACAATTAAATTCTGCATTAAATAATGTTACTGCAATCGGTTCTACTTTAAATGCTATATCAGGTCAAGAATTAACATCTTCATTAAGTAATGTAGATATTGATGCAAGCACTATATTTCAAGTTACTGGTGAACAAGCTATTGCAACTGTTAATACTTTTGCTGTAACCGCAAATGGTGCTGTAACTATAAATACTCCTACATTTGAAGCAAATGTAGAAGTAGGAACAGCCTCTGTTGGAAGTGCAAATTTTGTTTCTATTACTGGTCAAGAATTAACCATTTCCTCTGGTAATGTTACAACTCAAACAGAAAATAAAATATCAATTACTGGTCAAGAATTAACTGTTTCTGCTAATACAATTACTATATCTGCTTCTGGATTTTTTGATGTAACAGGTCAAAGCTTAAATACTGATTTAGGAAATATTTCATTAATTACTAATAATATTATTATTCCTACTGGTTTACAAGCTAATATAACCGCTTCTATAATTAAATTTTGGGATCCTATTTTACCATCAAATACTGAAATTTGGACTCCTATAACAACTTCAAATACAGAAACTTGGACTAATATTCACTAGACAAAAATTAACAAATGTATATAGTTTACAACAGTATGAATTAGGAGTATAAACAATTATGCCATCAAGTTTTACATCGAGATTAAAATTAGAAAGACAAGCATCTGGAGAAAATGCAGGTAATTGGGGTAACTTAGTTAATTATGTTTTTAACAGAGTTGATGCTTCTGTAAAAGGTTATCAAGCAGTTAATGTTGCGGGTTCTGCAAATGTTACTTTAACATCAAATAATTCAACAGATAATACAGATGATTCTACAACAGATGATCAAGTTCATAACGCTGTATTAGAATTTACAGGTGCATTAGGTGCAAATATTCATGTATTTACAGATGCAGTAGAATCAAAATATACAGTATTTAATAACACAACAGGGTCACAAACATTAACATTTAGTAATACAGGTCATGCTGCTAATGGTGTTGTACTTAAACAAGGTGCAAAAACATTAGTATACACAACTGGTACAAGTGTAATTGATATTATGGCTGATCTTAGTGATATTAATGTAACTGGTATAGGAAATACCGGATCATCAACATACTTCACTTTACCATCTTCTGATGGTAGTAGTGGTCAAGCTTTGGTAACAAATGGTAGTGGTCAACTATCTTTTGACACAGCTGGTATATCAACAGGTAAAGCTATTGCAATGGCAATAGTATTTGGTTAATTAGGAGGAAAATATGGCAAATCCAAATATAGTTAATGTTGCAACTATTAATGGAAAAACTGATGTATTTGCTTTGACTACTACAGAAACAAATTTAGTTACAGCAACAGCAAACACAGTTTTTAAAATAAATTCAATAATGGTTTCAAACATTGATGGCACAAATGCTGCAGATGTAACAATTAAATATAATGACGGTTCTAATGACAGAGCTATCGCAAGTACAATTTCTGTACCTGCTGATGCAACGCTTGCAGTTGTAGATAAAAATAGTTCTTTTTATTTAGAAGAAAATGAAATTATAAAAGGAACAGCCTCTGCAAATAGTGATTTAGAATGTTTGATTTCATATGAAATAATATCAGACTAAGGAGGTTTTATAAGCTATGGCTAATGGCGGAATTATAGGACCAACAAACGTAACGTCTCGTGGTAAAAATACACAAACAGCAAAGACATCATCTGGAAATGTTTGCACTCAACCAGGAACTAGACTTGCACAAGTTTTAGTTGTTGCTGGTGGAGGCGGAGGTGGAAGTGTTGGAGCTGGCGGTGGAGCTGGTGGATTAAGAAATATTACTAAAGACGTTACTGGAGCAACACAATATGCAGTTGTAGTAGGAGGTGGTGGTGCTGGAGGAACTCCTAATGGTAATAAAGGTGCTGATGGTGTTAATTCAAGTTTTGATGCCTGTGGTTCAGTTGAAATAATTTCAGAAGGTGGTGGAGCAGGGGGTGCATATGACCCTCCTCAAAAAAATGGTAATCCAGGAGGCTCTGGCGGTGGAATAGGTACAGATTCTCCAGGAGGAACGGCAGGATCAGGAAATACTCCTCCTGTAAGTCCTCCTCAAGGAAATAATGGTGGAGCAGCTACTCCATGTACAGCTTTTGGAACAGGTGGTGGTGGAGCAGGTGCTGTTGGATCTTGTAAAAATGGTGGAAACGGATCTGATGTTAGTCCAGATTTTGGAACAAGTAATGGTGTTTGTGGAGTTTTTGCTGGAGGTGGTGGCGGTGGCGGTAGCGGATCAACAACTTGTGGTGGAACAGGTGGAGGTGGTGGTGGATCTCAAAATGGTTCAACTACAGGAACAGCTGGAACATCAAACACTGGCGGTGGTGGAGGCGGTGGCGGTGGAGGTGGTGGATTTGCTACTGGAGGAGCTGGTGGTCCAGGAATAGTAATAGTAAAAGAATTAGATAAAGCATCAGGAGTTTTCTCATTAGCAGAGCAACTTGATGCATTAGAAGATGGCACATGGCCTAAAAGAACAGCAGCAGTAGATTACATGGTAGTTGCTGGTGGTGGAGCAGGTGGATCTAAATATTATGGTGGTGGAGGTGGTGCAGGAGGATATCGTGCATCAGGATATGGCCCAAGTCCACTTCAAGGTAGTGCACAAGAATTAAGTTTAGGAAGTTATACAGTTACAGTTGGAGCAGGTGGTGCTGGTGGACCTGATACGCAGGGAGCAATTGGTGGGAGTGGAACTGACTCTACAATAGGATGTATAACATCTACTGGTGGAGGTGGTGGAGGATCTAGTGAAGGTCCAGGTAGTCCAGTAGGAACAGGAAATACTTGTCAAAGTTCTGGATCAACTGGAGGATCAGGTGGAGGTGGTGGAGGATCAGGTCCTACACCAGGAGCACCAAGAGCAACAGTGCCTGGTGCAGCTGGAAATACTCCTCCTCAAGACCCTTCTCAAGGTAATCCAGGTGGTGCAGGAATTTCAAATGGATCTCCACTTTTTGGTGCAGCTGGTGGAGGTGGTGGAGCAACTGCCGCTGGATCTAACGCTTCAAATGGAACTGGAGGAAATGGAGGTGCAGGAGCACCTAACGCAATTTTAGGATCAGCTACAACTTATGCTGGCGGTGGTGGAGGTGGTAATTACGCACCTACAAGTGCTAGTTCAGGCGGAGCTGGCGGTGGTGGTGCTGGTGGTACAGGTCCAAATGGAAGTGCAGCGGCTGGTGCTGGAACAGCTAACACTGGTGGTGGCGGTGGTGGTAGAGGTGGAGATGGTGGAGTAGGTGGAGCAGGTGGTTCAGGTATCGTAATTGCGAGAGCGCCAACTAATGGAATAACTTTTACTGCAAGTCCTGGAACAAATACAATTACTTTTGTTTCAAACTCTTGCTCACCAAGTGGTGTAGACCAAATTGCAACTTTTACAACTTCAGGAAATTTTGGAATTACAGATGGTTCAAATACAGGTTTTACTTTAGCAGATTATTTAGTAGTAGCTGGTGGTGGAGGGTCAGGTTGTGTATCACCTCCTAATGGTCCAGGTTCAAGAGGTAGTGGTGGTGGAGCTGGAGGTTATAGAGCTTCTGGTTATGGACCTTCACCTTTACAAGGATCAGCATTAATTTTATCACCTGGACCTTATACAGTTACAGTTGGAGCTGGAGGTGCCGCTTCGTGTGGTATACCAGTCGGTAATGGTAGTGATTCAGTATTTTCAACTATAACATCAGCTGGTGGCGGACATGGTGGATCACATAGATCATTACAACAAGCAGGTGGATCTGGAGGTGCAGGAGCACCAGGTCAACCAAATTGTGGAGCAGCTGGTAATACTCCTCCTACAGATCCTCCTCAAGGAAATCCAGGAGGAAGCGGAACAGGAGAAGGACCAGTTCCATCTAGAGCTGGTGGAGGTGGTGGAGGTGCAACCGCTGCAGGAAGTAGACCTGCTGGAGGAGCAGGAGCACCTAATCTTATTACTGGGTCTGACGTAACTTATGCAACTGGAGGAGCAGGAGCACCTGGATCACCAAATCAAGCTGGAACGGCTAATGAAGGAGATGGTGGTAATGCAGCACCTGGAGCAGGAGGAAATGCGGGTGGTTCCGGAGTAGTAATTGTAAGATTTCCAGGATCAACATGTGCAAGCGTTGCACCAGGAACAAATACATTAACTTCTTGCGTAGGACCAGCTAATGATAAAGTAGCTAGATTTACTGTATCTGGAACGTTGACAATAAGTTAATTTTAATATGTACAAAAAAGTAATTTTAAAATAATATAAAAACATTTAAGGAGTAAAAATATGGCACATTTTGCAGAACTAAAATCAAAAGTAGATCCGACTGGTTTTACTTCTGATACACATCAAGTTGTAGAAAGAGTTGTTGTTGTAGGAAATGATATTCCTGCAAACGGCGGAATTTTAGGAGATAATGATATGCATGTTGATGGAGAAACATGGTGTTCAAATTTCTTTAAAGGTGGAAGCTGGAAACAAACTTCTTATAATAATAATTTTAGAAAACAATACGCAGGTATTGGATACGTTTACAATTCAACAAAAGATAAATTTTTATCACCACAACCTTATGCTTCATGGTCATTAGATGATAATGATGATTGGCAAGCACCAATAACTTATCCGTCCATTACTAATGATGGTCAAGAAACACCAGAATGGTTTTACTTAATTTCTTGGAACGAAGATAAATATAACGCTGACAACACAAAAGGTTGGGAAGCAACAAAATCAAACGACGAATCGGAAACACCTACCAAATATAATTGGAATGGCACAGCTTGGGTGTCCGAATAGGAGACTCAAATGCCAAGAAATAAATCTGGCTCAGCAAACGGTGGAATAA